TAATGGAAGGTGATATACTCAAAGGTGGTGCAAGTGCAGCCAGTGATTTAGATTTATTCGTATCATTTGAAATATTAGATGACGCTTAATAATTAGGAGATTATGATATGCCTATGACAGGTGCAAATGGGGGATTAATAGGAACAGATAATACACCAGCAGCTGCTGGTGATGGTTGTGTTACTACTATAACATCAACAGGATGTTTTTGTGCCTCATCAACACATGCAACAGTAATTGTTGTTTCTGGTGGTGGTGGTGCTGGTCAAAGTGGTGGCGGCGGTGGTGGAGCTGCTATCGTAGTAGCTTGTCATCCATTACCTGGCAGTGCAATCCCTGTAACTATCGGAGCAGGTGGAGCTGGAGCGCCAGGTTCTGCAACTAATGGTGCTGATTCTGTATTTGCCTCAACAACATCTATCACTGCTAAAGGTGGTGGTGGCGGTGGTGGAACAAATAATGCTGGACAAGCAGCAAAAGATGGCGGCTCTGGAGGCGGAGGCGGTGATGATGGTTCTGCAGTAATGGGAGCTGCTGTTGCAACAAATCATGGATGTACAAGAGGTGGATTTTCAGGTGGTAAAGGCGACCACGCTACAGGTGGTGGCGGTGGTGGTGCTGGCGGTTCTGGTGGAAAAAGAGGGCCTGCTGGAATGGGTGCATGTTTATTACCATTAGGTATTCCTAAATGTGTTGGTCAAAAAGGATTCGTAGGCGGTGGTGGTGCTGGTAGAGATAATTCTGCAGCTGGTGATGCGAAAGACGCTATATTAGCAGGGCCTACAGCAAGAGCTAAAACTGACACAAGAATGGCTCCACTTGCTATGAATAATTCAAAAGCTATGGGTGGAATGGGTGGTGGTGGAGCAGCAATTTTAGAGGCCCCTAACTTTAATCCAGCAACCCCAGATTGTAATGTATCAGCTGGGTCAGCTGGAATTGCAAATACAGGTGGCGGTGGTGGAGCTCATTACCCTTCAGGTGCAGCAGGAGGCTCTGGAGTTATCTTTGTAGTAAAACCAGGCGTTGCAACAATTAATAGTGGAATATATAACATTAAAGAACAGTATGCTGCTATTCGTGGTTCAAGGTGGATTTGAGATGGCACACTTTGCTGAATTAAATGGTAGTAATGTAGTACAAAGAGTTTGTGTTTTTAGTAATTCAGAAATATCTTCAAATGGTGGAGATTGGTCTGATGAAGCTGAAACATTCATTGAAAATAGAATGGGTGGTTCATGGAAACAATGTTCTTATAATGCAAATCAAAGAGGAAATTATCCTGGCGAAGGTTACACTTGGGATGCAAGTATAAGTAAATTTAAAGAACCCAAACCTTTTGATTCGTGGTCATGGAATAATAGTAATAATTGTTATGAAGCACCAGTCACAATACCTACTGATTCACAATGTTTATATACTATAGGTTCATGGAATTCTAGAGTATACCCTAATTGGGATGAAACTAATTCAAGGTGGACTGCTGTTTTTGATGACAATGAGGGTGGTGCTGATGATTCAGTAAATCACTCTGTAACTGCAAAATACTGGAACGCTGATACATCTGCTTGGGTTAACATCTAAAAAAGACTTATAAATAGTATTATAATATGAACAGGTGATTTGTTATGCACAGAGCTATTGATGTAATAGATAATTTCTACACACAAGAACAATTAGATATAATTTTTAATTATACTTCTAAGATAGAGTTTAATGCTACTCTACAACCACACTCATCTAGAAAAGACTTTGCTACTAGGTATCAAGCATATCCTTGTTATGAATCAAAAAAAATATTAAAAGAATCTGATGTGTATAAAAATTTATATAACAATTTAATTGATACAGATTATAAAGTAACTCATCTAAATTCTTTTTTTCGTAAAATATATAAAAGTGAAATTGAAAAATCTGTTTGTGCTCATGGTGCTGGTATTAGACACAAAGATGGTCTTGATTTTGACATAGCAGGTTTAATATACCTTGATGAATTATCATCATTCAAATCTGGTACAAGGTTTTTTACAGATGAAAGATTTGAAGAACAAAGACAACAAGAACAAGATATACAAATAGGTTCAAAATTTAATAGAGCAATAATATTTAATGCTCAAACAAGTCATCAAGCAATGTATGATTTGGATATTGATTCTCGTTTTGTTCAACCATTTTTTATACAAATAAATGAAAGAAATTAAAAAAATAGTTATTGTTGGTGGTGGAACAGCAGGTTGGATTACTGCTCTTAATCTATTACAAAAAACATTTGCAGAAATAGTAGTAGTATCATCTAAAGATATACCTATCATAGGTGTAGGAGAAAGTACAACAGGAAAACTATCAGAGTTAATTAATCTTCAAGGTGGGTTTGTAAACATAGATGAAAAAGATTTATTACAATCAACGGGCTCTACATTTAAAATTGGAATCAAACATAGTAACTGGCACACTAAAGGAAAGAGTTTTTATTCACCACTAGGTATTGAAATTGACAATGAGAATAATTATCCTAATTCTAATTATGACTTATACAGAATATATCATGTTGCAAAAGAGTTAGGATTAGAACAAGAATTTATATCTAGATGTATGCAAGATTCTAAAATGCCACCTATAGAATTTTGGGAACACTTTCAAATTGCATATCACATAGACACTTACAAGTTTGGAAATTATATAAAAGAACAAGTATTAAAAAATGAAAGAGTTACACACATAGAAGGTAAAGCTGAAAAACTAATTACTAATGAAGATGGTAGTATTGATTTTATCTATGTAAATGATAAAGCAGTTTTAGGTGATTTCTTTATTGACTGTTCTGGCTTTAAAAGATTACTTATTGGTAATAAACAATTTAAGAGTTATGAAAATAATCTATTAGTAAATAGAGCATTAACTTTTAACATTAAAGATAAAGAAGTTAATAATTATACACATGCAAGAGCAATGAATAATGGTTGGATGTGGGAGATACCTTTACAAGAAAGAAAAGGTTGTGGGTATGTTTTTAGTGATAATCATACTACACCAGATGAGGCACATAAAGAGATAGAAGAAACTATTGGACAAAGTGTAGAAATACAAAAAGATATAAAATTTAATTCTGGTAGAATAGAAAATGTTTGGTTTAAGAATATATTATCTACAGGATTATCTTCTGGGTTTGTAGAACCATTAGAGGCAACTTCCATACACATGACTGTGGTTCAAATTAACCACTTTATTGAACAGTACTTTACTGAAACAATGGATATAAAGGGAAAACAACAAGAACAGTATAACGAGGATATAAGAGTCATATGGGATGATATAAAAGATTTCATACAACTACATTATCAAACCCCTAGACAAGATACTTTGTTTTGGAAAGATGCATCATCAGCTCCAATGTCAGATACATTAAAAGATAGATTAGATATTTGGAAAGGTCGTATGCCAAGATATGCAGATTATGGAAGAAATAATTTTTATGAATTAGGTAATACTCTTTGGTATCAAATATTAATTGGTATGAAAATTTTAGATAAAGATGTTGCACTAGAAGAACTAAAAAGTTTTAAACTGTTAGACTATGCAAAAGAATTACAAGAAAATAGTTTGGCTATTAATAATAAATATTATAGTCGTTTAATTACTAATCAGGAATGTTATGTACGGAAAAGATAAAGAAGAAAAGTTTATAAAATATTTTGATAAACTAACTAGATGGCCTATAGATGGTTGTCCACTTTTAGAAATAAAAATGCCTGATGCAATTCATAACGAATGGTTGCAGTGGGCAGAAAAATATAAAGAGTATAAAGACCATGAATTAGGATTTTTAAAAGAACATTTAAATAAAGGAAAAAATTCTTATCAAATTTCTGTGCATAGTAGTGATTTAGAAAAATCGTGGAACTATTCTTTTATAATAAGACTGGGTGAATACTATATCCATAAATTAAAGGGTTTTAACTATCAAACACTAAGAAGGTGCGTTGGTATTAGAGGTTCTATTGGTGAACAAGATGTACATGACTTTTGGATTAACTATGCATACAAAGGTGATTCAAATCCTAAACATGAACACGCTGGAAGTATAGCGTCAGTGCAATACATAAAAAATGTACAAGATAATCCAACATATTTATTGTGGGAAGAAAAACAAATAAATTATGAAGCTGAAGATGGTTATATGATTATGTTTCCAAACAATATGACACATTGGGTTGATGAAAAAATTACAGAGGAAGAAAGAATAACTGGTTCAGTTAATTTAGTTTTTGAGGAAGATTGGTATAATCGTAGAGATAAACCTAATTACTCACTAAAGAATATAGGTATAAAAAAATGAAATACTTAAAAAATTATTACTATTTTAAATCTGCATTATCAAACATATTATGTGATAAGATTATTAAAGAGGGTATGTCAAATAATAAAAAGTTAGCAGGAGTTGGAAGTATAGACCCTAGAACTAAACATGAAGTAGAAGAAGTAAAGACAATAAGAGATTCTAATATATCATGGATTGGTGATGTTTGGTTAAAGATATTATTAGAACCTTATATTCAAAGAGCAAATCATATGGCAGGTTGGAATTTTGATTTAGTTGATAGTGAAGCTTGTCAGTTTACAATTTATAATAAAAATCAATTTTATTCATGGCATACTGATTCAGATGAAAAAATATATGAGAACAAAGATTGGTATGGTTTAATGAGAAAATTGTCTGTGACAGTTTCTCTATCAGACCCAGAGGATTATGAGGGTGGACTTTTAGAATTTGATTTAAGAAATATAGGTCAAATAAATACTAGTGAAATAATAAAATGTAAAGAAATATTACCAAGAGGCTCTATTGTAGTTTTCCCTAGCTACACATGGCATAGAGTTTCACCAGTAACTAGTGGAACTAGACTATCATTGGTACAATGGAACTTAGGGCCAGGATTTAAATAGGAGTATATAATGGAAGATAATGAGATACACGAACAATTTTTTGCAACACCTTTTTGTTCAATAGATAAATCTGAATGGGTTGATAAAACAAACAAACATTGTAAAAAATATTTAGATGAATCACATGAACAATTTGAAGAAACTAGAAAAAAGAATGCTACTGATTTTGGTCATGTTTATCACTCTGGTAATATTAATGAAGACCCTAAGTTAAAATATTTAGTAGATTATGTTGGTAATACTGCTTGGAATTTATTAGATAGTTGGGGAGCAGATTTAAGTAACCATACTTTGGTTTATGAAAGTATGTGGGTACAAGAGTTTGCTAAAGATGGTGGTGGACATCATAGAATTCATATACATGAAAACTCTCACATATCAGGTTTCTATTTTTTAGAAAATGACAAAGCTTCCTTTCCTTTATTTCACGACCCAAGACAAGGTGCTGCTATGACAGCACTACCTGAGAAAGATAAAAGAAAAATTACAGCTTCAAGTAGAATGGTAAATTTTCAACCAGAGTCAGGTCATCTTTTAATGTTCCCATCTTATTTTCCACATGAGTATGTTTTATCAAAGGGTGGTAGATTTAAATTTATACATTTTAATATACAAGCAATTCCAAATAGTATATTGGGGAATGAAGGTAGTGTATGAGTTATAAAAAAAATAAATATAAGATTGTAAGAAACGCAATACCAATAGATGTTGCTTTATTTTTATTTGATTATTTTCAATTAAAAAGACAAGTGTTTAGAACTTTAAAAGATACTACTTACATATCTAAACATGATGATGATTGGGGTAAGTCTGGTGATATGCAATGTCCAAAATCATATAGTCATTATAGTGACATTGCTACGGAAACTGTTTTAGATTTGTTGACTGAAAAAATGAATAAAGAAACAAAATTAAAATTATCACCAACATATACTTATTCTAGATTATATGAGAAAGGTGCAGAATTAGAAAAACACACAGATAGATATTCTTGTGAAGTATCAGCAACACTTAACTTAGGTGGTGATATGTGGCCCATATATCTAGAGGATACAAAAGGAAAAGAGATAGAAGTCAAACTAAATCCTAGTGATATGTTAATATATTCTGGGTGTGAATTATCTCATTGGCGTAATGAGTTTACAGGTAACATATGTGTACAATCATTTTTACATTATAATGATATATTAAAACCTGAATGGGAAAATAATAAATATGATGATAGACCACATTTAGGTCTACCTAAATGGTTTAGAGGAAGAAAACTCTTATAAATAATAAGAAAAGATAATCTAAGGAAACAATTTTATGACAAGAGCAAGACTGAACGCATCAATACCATTTGCAACAGCAGTACTAACAGCAGATGCTACAGTAGTTGCAGGCAAATCCTATGCAGTTAATACAACAGGTGCTGCCCGCACTATAACACTACCAGCGAGTGCTGTAGCTGGAGATTACATACAGATTATAGACTATGCTGCAACAGCAGATTCTAATGCAATAACCATTGGTAGAAATTCACACAAAATTCAAGGAGCATCAGCTAACCTAACTGTAGGAACAGAACGAGCTGCATTTGGATTAGTATATGTAGATGCTACTCAAGGTTGGCTACTCACAGAAAAATAAGGATTAACTCATGGCAGATTATAAAGATATTAAATATAATGTAGACTATGGAGATGCTGTAGGTGGTGCTGGTGGGATGACAAAAATAGCATCAAACCATCAAGCAACAACAGATGGTGATGATGGTACTGATGTTATGGATTTTACTTCTGGTATTGATTCTACTTATGATGTTTACCTGTTTGAACTAAATGGAATGATTCCTCATGGTACTGACCAACTTTCAATTCAAGCTGATATAGGTACTGCGACAAGTTATGCACAAACAAATACATCTATGGTAAATACTTGGTATCATGCAGCTGCTGATAACTCGGTAGGACATGGTGGACATGGTGGCCCTACTGATAATGATACTGGTAGATTTAAATTTGCCCCACCACAAAAAGGTAGTGGTTCAGATGATTTTAATGGTAGAGGTGCTATAGGTGGATACGTGTATTTATTTAATCCCAGTTCAACAGTATTTGAAAAACACTTTATAATGAAAATGGGTGGTACAGCAAACTCTGGTGGTGACCACTATACAGAATTGTATGAGGGTGCTGGTTATTTTCAACAAACTGCTGCAATAACTCGTATAAGATTTAAATATAATGGTGGTTCAAAAATAGATGGTGGTAGAATTACCATGTATGGGATTTCCAAATAATGGCAAACTATAAAGATATAAAATATAAT